GTGCCAGTACCACGACAAGCAATACTATTAATAGCACTCAAGCTCAAAAGGGATTTTGTGCAGAAAATCCCGGCGTTAACATTTGCGATACCGGCGAAGATGAAGGCTCTTCATTCGGCGGTGCGTGCGGTTCTGGGTTTACTTGCGAAGGTGATGCTATCCAATGCGCTATTGCTCAAGAGCAGCACAGGCGGGCGTGTAAGCTTTTCGACGATACCAGTGAAGAGTCCCAGTTATACCAATCGAACAAGGGTAAAGAGGGAAATCAGACCACGAATTTACCGGGTAACGAAACGGTGAATATTGCGGGTCGTATTGATTCAAGTGATGCTCTCGGGGCTTCCTCTGCTGGTATTGCTGATCTGAATGTCACGGTGTTGGGCCAGTCGATCAGCCTGCCTTTTTCCATGCTTAACCCGTATCTTTCCGCGCTGGGCAATGTCTTGCTCGCTGTTTCGTTCCTTCTCGCACTTCGCATTGTCGCAAGGGGTTAAACCATGCCTGTATTCGTTATGGCCATCGGCGGCATGCTGATAAACATTGTCGGTACTCTGGTCGGTCGTGTTCTTATTGCGTTGGGCATTTCCGTTATCACTTACACCGGCATTACCGTAACTCTTGATGCTCTCAAGGCCCAGGCGATTAGTGCGTTCAGCGGTCTTCCTCCTGAAGTTTACGGCCTGCTCGGCATTCTGAAGGTTGGTCAGTGCATCAGCATCGTCACCAGTGCTATTGCGGCCAAGTTGGTGATTGACGGGTTGACCGGCGATACCATGAAAAAGTGGATGCATAAATAATGCTTTACCTCATTACGGGTGCGAACGGTGCAGGCAAGACCCTCAATACCCTCAAGTGGGTTCGAGAAAGATCAGTCAAAGAGGGCCGCCCGGTATGCCACAACGGGCGCTTTGAACCCGTCGAGGGCGGGGAGTTGGAGAGCTGGAAAAAGATTGACGCCAAGGACTGGCAAGCGCAGCCAGACGGCACCATCTTTCTGATTGATGAGTGTCATAATGATTTTCCAACCAGGCCCACCGGTAGCACGCCGCCGGAGTATGTCCGTATGCTGGCCGAACATCGTCGGCGCGGTTTCGACTTCTATTTGGTCACCCAGCACCCGCAGAATATTGACGTCTTTGTTCGTCGTCTGATCGGCTCTCCTGGTTGGCATCGGCACCTCAAACGCACCTTTGGCGCTGACCTCGTCAGTGTTCTTGAGTGGCCTGCCGTCAATCCACAGTGTGAGAAAGACGGCTCAGGGTCGTCTGGTTCTGTCACTATGCAAGCGTTTCCGAAAGAGGTTTACGGCTGGTATCGCTCGGCCAGCCTCCACACTGGTAAAAAGCGCATACCAAAGGCGGTTTGGATGTTCGCAGCTTGCGCGCTTCTAGTACCTGTTTTTGGCTATTTCGCTATCAGTGCTTTCTATGGCAATGTCACCAAACATGCAAAGCCATCTATCGAGAACGAAACTACAGCTCCAGGCCAAACGTCACCGCAGCAGCAGCCCGTACAGCTTAATCGCAAGCTGACCGCTGATGAATACGTCACCGAAAGAGTTGCACGCCTTGCCGACTTCCCGCACACCGCTCCGGCCTACGACGATGTGACCAAACCCATCGAGGCGCCATACCCTGCCGCCTGCGTCCAAATGGGCAAAACCTGCAAATGCTACAGCCAGCAGGCAACGCTATTGCAGGTCAGTGGCACAGTGTGCCTCCAGATCGTCGCGCAAGGCTTTTTCATGGATTGGAAAAGCGCCAAGGGCGAATACAGCCCGAAAGATCGTCATCAGCAGTCTATCCAGCAGCAGCAAGGCCAGCAGGTGGCCCAAGTAGACCCCATTCGATCTGTTCCAATGCCCATGCCTTCCGCGCGTTTTGAGCAGCCGCAAAACAGCTATCTCCAAGGCCTTGCTGCTCGTAATGCTCAGGTCCGGTCGAGTTTGACCCAGTAAGGTGCTGTATGCGCTCTGTTTTTGAGAGACAAACCGGGGGCCCCGAAGTGGCGAATAGCCACGCGCCGCAGGCTCGGGGGTCGGGGTATGGGGTGGCAAACCCCATGTTCAAGCGTTGTGCTACCCGTGCCCGTGTTACTGCTCCTGTGCAAATGGATCTGTTCGAAGAGGTAGGTGGCAGCAGCGCAGCGGCACCGCAGGCGCAAGCGAAGCGCGCCAGCGGGGCCGCGCGCAGCGCGGCCTAGATTTATCCTTAAGACACTTTGGCAAATGAATAAATCAGGCGCTTGAAAAAGGTGAACCCGGCAGCACTGGCAGGCGCTCCGGGTTCGTGATGTCAACCACTACGACTGGTCAACATGATTCGTATTGTCTGTGAAACCCTCCCCTCGCTCAAGCGGTCGCCCGAAGAGCTTTTAGAACTGCATCGTGCAGGCCACAAATTCCTCGCCTTTGAGTCCAAGGGCTCCGACTTCTACAACGTCAAGGGCCACGATTTGGGCAATGGGCATCTTGAGGTGACTGCATCGCGTGGTCTTGAATGGAAAGAGCTTGAATGGTCTCCTGTGGCTTTGGAGCTTTACCTTGAATCTGTCATTCGCATTCGTGAAGAGGACCCGGAGCTAGTTCGATCGCGCAATGCTGAGAGGGCCGCAAAGCGTGCCAAAACCCGCGTAAGGCAGCTATGCAAGGCCATGGCGGCAGACACTATGCTGACCCTCACCTATCGTGCGAACGTGACTGATTTGGCCCAATGCAAGGCCGATATCAAGGCTTTTAACTGGCGCATGAAGCGCCTGATTCCCGGCTTCCGTTTCGTTGCTGCGTTTGAACAGCAAGAGCGCGGCGCTTGGCATGTGCACATGGCTGTCGAACGTCTTCCTGCTACTTTGCCCGCTGCCAATGGTGTCAAGGTCAAGAGCTTCAATGTGATTCGTGCTATCTGGCGCACTGTCACTAAGGAGAACGCTGGCAACATCGATGTGGCGAATACGAAGCGCAATAGCCAGCGATCTCCCGCGCGCATTGCTCAGTACATCGCGGGCTACATCATCAAGGCCTTCAAGGAGGGCGCGCTCCATTCCAACCGTTGGACTAAGTACGGTGATTTCGATGTGCCCCCTCCTGTCCAGCTCGGGCAGGTTTCATCGATACGTGATGCCGTGGTGGTCGCCTATGGCCTGCTGTCTGATCTGCACGTCATCGCAATGGACCGCCTGGACAAGTGGAAAGACTGGTTTGTCATCCATGCTGAGACGAAAAAAAAGAGGCCTTAAAGGCCTCTGTCGTGCTACATTGTTCATAGCGTTACATCATGAGTTGGTGCGCGTTAGCAGTTAACGATTCTATACATCGTATAAAGTCGTTCCACTCAGAACCCAAGTCGGCGCTGACGTACGTGGGCAAAAATTCCGCCACGTTCGTAGGATGCAATTGCTTTCCCACTGCTGTGTAAAGTCGCTCCTTCTCCGCCGCTGTCTTGGCTCCTTCGATCATTGCGTATGCTACGACTTCTATAGCAGACAATCCAGCAAGCTCCGCTATTTGTGCTTGTTTCTCTATTGGGCACGACTTCCCGTGTCTCCAGTTGCTGACCATGTGCCGACTTACGCCCAGTTGTTTTGCTGTTGCGTAGTCGCTCCCTGTTTGTTCTTTCGCTCTGTCTAGCAGGCGATTGATGCGATCTAGTGGTTTTGGTGCTTCCATGTCGTGCCCCTTTAGGTTATTATTTGCTGGCGTGTCCCTTTTGGATGCGTTCTCTAGCGGCTGACGTAAGCATTATGAGCTTCTTCGCTCCTGGGGACCACTTCAGCCAATAGAGGCATTTCATGCACCACAGCAGCACTATCCAAATTCTCAAAGTCTCCGAAGAACTCAGCAAGAAGCTCAACCCTGATACGGGCAAGCCCTACGTCTCGCACATCGCTCGCACGGCGCTTATCAACGATGACGGCGAGCTCGAAACCGTGGGCCGTCTGCGCGTCCCACGTGATCTGGTCGATGTTGCGAAGGTGGGCATCTATCGGGCTGGCTTTGCTCTTCGCGTGCCCGACTACGGCCCTGACAAGGGCGATGTTGTGAGCGTTCTCACTAGTCTCGTCCCTGTCCCTCCTGCGCGTTCTGCCGCGCCAGCTGCTCCCAAGGCTGCGTGATGGAATTCGACCCCGCATTCTTCGCCCAGCGCATCGCCATGCTGTCCCTGCTGTCTGGCTTCCTCGGCGGTTGCCTGTTCGTTCTTGTGCATGGCGCAGTAGTCGCCATCTCTGACCGCCTTCGCTCCCGCTCCAACCGTCTGGAGCGTGTTGCACAGGCCCGTATTCGTCAGCAATCAATCGTCAGGGCCATGCCTCGTGGCTGACCCTGTTGTTATCGAATGCACCACGGCCTGCACGGTCACGGTGGTGCATGAATTAAGCCTCCCACCTCTGCAATTGAGCGCAGAGGATGGAGCAGCAATTGCAGGCGCCATCCTTGCAATTTGGGCGATTGGTTGGGGCTTTCGAGCCCTGATTCAGACGCTTAAACATACCGATGGAAATTCAACTTCTGAGGAAAACTGAAATGAACGTTATCGAAAAAACCCGCGCTGCTGTTTCTACCGTTGGCAAATGGGCCACGGCCAAAACCACCGCCGTGATCGCTTTGGCTACTGCTGGTGCTTCTTCGGTGCCTGCACATGCCGCCGCCGTGGACGTTGCCGCTGTCGTCACTGACATCGGCGCTCAAATTGCGCCCATTACCTCTATCGGTGCCGCCGTGCTTATGGTCTATGTGGCTATCAAGGCCTTCAAGTGGGTTCGCCGCGCTCTGTCGTAAACCCTCTCTGCATGCGCTCCCTGACCGGCCGGCAGGGGCCTTGCAAAAGCTTACGCGGTGGGCTTCTCTAAGGTGGAATACATGGGCTTATTTGTCATCATTGCAATATTGGGGGCTGCGTGGCTAATATTCACCGCTTGAAATATATCATTTGTTTTGCGTTTTTGGTTCTCGTTAGCCGTAGTTCCTTCGCAATTTCTCCGTCCTATCGCTACTATTTAGAACCTGGTTATACTGTTTCTGTTTCCGGTACTTTTCCCGACCCCGGTTCTCTCTGTTCTGCAATTCAAGGAGTATTAGCTGGTCGTGCTCCTGATCGTAATTACGTTATTGTTACTGCTACATATGAAGGCGGTTGTAAAATTGATGAGTATTCCGCTGCTATGTATTTGCTTGGGCAAAAGTCTTTCGGTATTTCTCGAACCGCTTTGACTTGTCCTGATAATTCGTCTATGTCTGGTGGCACTTGCGTATGTTCTTCGCCATATGTTGAAGTTAACGGCGCTTGTGAGCCTCCGCAACTCGATCGTGACGCTTGCTGGAATTGGTCAGGCTTAAATCGTCTTCCTGGTGGTGAACTTGTGACTACACAACGTTTGCAGGGGAATGTTGCCTATGATGCGCAGTTTTGCGTTCCGATACCTTCCGGTTATGGCCTTTCCGCTGGTAAAGGTTGCAAAGTCACTTTTGATAAGCAGTCCGCAGTTAATTACGGAACTGATGCCGCTCCTAGTTGGGTATCAGAAGGTGAGTTTGATTTTGCAAGTAACGGCCAAACGGTTGATCAGAGTTGCACGCTCGGTCCTGGTGAGACTCCGAAGCCTGCGCCTCCGAAGGAAAAGTGCCCCAACGGTTATACCGGCACTGTCAACGGCGTAGAAGTTTGTGTGAATAAGAGGCCAAATTCTGGCGTTGGTGATGACACCAAAGAGACTACAGAAAATGATGGCACTGATACAAAGAATACAAAAACCGACAGTCGTACAGAATGCAAAAATGGTGTTTGCACTACGACAACGGCGACAACAACGACAACTACGAATAATTCCACCGGTGCCAGTACCACGACAAGCAATACTATTAATAGCACTCAAGCTCAAAAGGGATTTTGTGCAGAAAATCCCGGCGTTAACATTTGCGATACCGGCGAAGATGAAGGCTCTTCATTCGGCGG